ATTTCTGCATATTCTTGCTTGAGTCGCTCATCTTGATAGCGCATACCCTCAAAAAATGCTGTTATAAAATTGTCCATTTCTGAAGCAGAAACGCGCTTGGATGTGATTGCATGAGATTGACCGCCGCCCTCAGTGCAAATGCGGTTGAGAACATAACCGCCATAGATTGAATTATGGTCTAGGACGTAGGTGCCAACATTAGCGCGATATTTTCCGTCGGCTTGCTTTGTCCATGCCTCAGTTGATTGGCCTAGGTATTGATTAAGGTATGCAACTTTTGCCTCTAAAACTTTTCGTGTAATTCTCATGTGTATCTCCTTGCTGATTGTGTTTGATTACCCAGACGCCTCGCGGCGTTTCGCCTGAATCTCACAGGCTCGTCAGTGGGTTATACCTTAGAACATGCCTTAGAAAATGCTGACAATGTTTCGTCCAGCTTGCCAGCTTTATCCCACTCTGCTAGGCGTCTTTCCTCGGCTGCAATCCTAAAGCCTTCGACTTTATCCTCTGTGAAGTAACCTAAGCCGGCTGCCTCGATCCCGAACTCATCGAACAGGGCGCGAACCGCGACGCCTTCTCCGTATGCGTGGCGGTAATAATTGCCGCTGCCGTCTCCTGCGCTCCGTTCTGAGAGACTCTCGTACAATCTGGCGTCGAATAAAAGTTCACTGATTCGCTTTGCTGCTTTCTTGCTAATTGTTGCCATGTGTATTTCCTTGCTGATTGAGTTATAATGAATACCACTGGTTACAGACGATCGCACAGACTGAAAAAGATTTCAAAACTTTTTATATACCGATCTGTTATATACATAGAATCGAACAGCATATATCGTAAAACATAGGGTTAAACATGCCTGATATGCGCCACAAATTGCCTAAAGAAACGGCCAATAGGCATTTTCCAGAATGGACTCATGGCGGCAAAGGGTCACATGCCAGGAAGGCTACGGCAGAAAGTCGGGCTCGATATTCGGCCAACTGGGACAAAATATTCGGTAAGGGTAAGAGCAATGACTAGTAAGAATCTCCACACCAAAACACGGAACAGATTAGCTCGACAGGATGCATTGCGAGAGTACATGCAAGAAAGGGGATCAGTTCAATATCTGTTTGATATTATTGAGAAGATCGAAAAATTAGACCCTAATTCCGAGACGTTTCAGCAAGATTTGGCTAAGTATTCTAAGGTGGTAGATGTACGGCATAAAATGCTCGGAAAATACCTGCCAGAGCTTAAGGCTACAGAAATCACGGGAGAAGGCGGCGGGGATCTTCAGATAACGGTATCAGACTTCAAGAATGCCTGACATCTCTATTCCCCATGAATGGGAACCACGACCGCATCAAATCCCATTTTTTCGGGCTATGGATTCAGGGGCCAAGCGTGCCTGTATCGTGTGGCATCGTAGAGCAGGAAAGGATGCAGCTACTCTAAACTTTACAGCAAAAGAGATGTTCAAGCGGGTCGGTACCTACTGGCATCTGTTCCCAGTCCAAACACAAGCACGCAAGGCCATCTGGTCGGGCATAGACAGCGAAGGCAGGCCGATACTCGAGCAAGTCTTTCCACAGGCCATAAGGAAGCGCACAAGCTCACAAGAGATGCTCATAGAGCTTGTTAACGGGTCAACGTGGCAGCTAACAGGATCGGACAATTACAACAATCTGGTCGGTAGTAATCCGGTCGGGGTGATCTTTGACGAATGGTCACTATGCGATCCCAATGCATGGGGCTACATACGTCCGATATTGGCTGAGAATGGTGGCTGGGCTGTATTCATTTACACACCACGGGGCAAGAATCACGGCCATTCACTGTATCAGATGGCACGTAAGAGTAATGAGTGGTTTTGCCAGAATCTAACGGTCAATGACACCAAGCGGGCTGACGGATCACCGGTCATATCATCGGACATCATAGACAACGAGCGTCTCGAAGGCATGGATGAGGCGCTAATCCAACAAGAGTTTTACGGATCGTTCGAGGCTCAGATACCAGGCGCATACTATGCCGACCAACTAGCAGCAGCAAAGGAACAGGGCCGAGTCGGACGATTGCCGATAGAGCCTAGTCTACAAGTCCATACAGCATGGGATCTAGGCATATCCGATGCTATGTCAATCTGGCTATTCCAAGCAATGGGCAAAGAGATTCGATTGATTGGGTACTACGAGAACACGTCCAAGGGCATGGAGCACTACATTCAATGGCTCAACCAATACGCCACGACTAACAACGTAATGCTAGGGTCACATCTAGCACCACATGATATCGAAGTCAGGGAGCTCACTTCAGGCCGTAGCAGAAAGGAAGTAGCCAGAGAGATGGGGATCAACTTCCGAACAGTACAGCGACCCAGAACGAAGGCAGAAGGCATACAGGCAGTCCGTAGGATGTTCCCTAGATTCTGGATCGATGACGAGAAGGCCGAACACGGTTATAACTGCATCGCATCATACCATCGGGAATATGACGATAAGCGCCAAGTGTTCCGTGATACACCAGTACACGACTGGGCATCGCATGGGGCCGATGCACTACAGACCCTTGCACTAGGATGGCAGGAATCAATGGTCTCAGGACATAGACCACAACCAAGGCAGGCAGAGGTGCGGTTTAGTGTCTTCTAATGCTTACGTGGTATTCACGAATGACTCCGGTCACTGGTGGTCGCCGTTACTGCATCCGTTCATCAAGCACTGTTATATCGCCATAGCAGATCGAGGCCGATGGCTGATATATGCGAAGACCATGCACTATGTAGACTTGTTTACTATCGATCGACAACCCGATAAAATCGAGGAGGTTATCATTGTCAAAATCGATCGTAAGACCACAAGGCAATCGTTATTTATGCTCAATACATGCGTAGGACACGTTAAACAGATTCTAGGCATCAACCGACCGTTCATCTGGACACCATACCAGCTGTACAAGTATCTGGAGAAAACAAAATGAAGAAACCAAAGGCACCTAAACCAACGGCTCAAGAAGTAGCAGTCACAGAAAGACAACAACGCGCACTGGATGAGGAAATTGCAGAATCAGAACAACGCTTCAAGGCATTAGCTAGAGGCAAGTTAGGATCAGCTTCTTTGTTAGGTGGTGCTCCACGTACTAGAGGCGAGGCCGCTACTGGCTCTCGTGGTGCTAAGGGTGCCGCTGGATCTGCTGGACGCTCAATGCTAGGCGGTTTGGCTGGTGCTGGTAGACGTGGCGGTGCTGCTGCTGCTCGTGCTGGATTAATGACTTCAATGATAGGCAGTATGTAATGAGACTTCCCCCGCATCTTGGTTCAGTCCAAGACTTAAAGAGCCGAGAAAGCAGGGCATTTGATTCTGAGGCCATGTGGCACGATCAACTGTCGGATGTGTACGAGTATTTCTTGCCCCAACGGAACCTGTTTGAAATACAGGACAAGGGCCAGAAAAAGATGGATCGCATCTTTGACTCTACATCACTCACTGCAATTCAGCAGGGCGCTAGTAAGCTGCAAGAAAACATCGCACCTATCTGGGCTAGATGGGCTACATTCAATCCATCTAACGAGATTCTCAATCTACTAGAGACCGGAGACTTTAACGTCACCGAGAAACAGATTAGAGAAAACCTAGAGAAGCAAGCAGAGGTTGTTTTCGATTACATCAATCGGTCTAACTTTGGCACTCAGTTCTACGAGGCTGCACTAGACCTGTTAGTGGGTACTGCTACGCTCAAGATTGATGAGACAGAAGACGATGCAATGCCGATTGTCTTTAACTGCATCCCACAGAAAGGTATAGCCTTTGAAGAAGGGCCATACGGTACGATTGAAACTCACTGGAGACGGTTTAAGGTTAAGGCCAGACTGTTAGAAAGGATGTGGAAAGGCTTTCAACCTTCTAATAGCGTCCAGAACATGATCGATAACAAGCCTGATACCGAGGTTGAGCTGTCTGAAGGCGTGGTTTATGACCCTAAAGATAAGAAATACTACGGTTGTCTATGGGTTAAACAGGAAGAAAGGCTGTCATGGGTAGAAGATTTTGGTAATTCTTCACCTTGGGTCACTGGACGGTACACAAAAGTAGCTGGTGAGGTACGTGGTAGAGGGCCAGCAATGCAAACCCTGCCCGATGTACGCTCATTAAACAAAGCTAAAGAGTTCGTATTGCAGAAGGCCGCTATTGATCTAGCGGGAATGTACACTGCAACGGACGATGGGGTGACTAATCCATACAATATGGTTATAGCGCCTGGCATTGTTATTCCAGTAGGTTCTAACAACACCAATAACCCGTCTATACAACGTTTAGACACGTCATCTAGCCTGTCATTAGCTCAGTTTGAGATCGTAGAGTTACAAAACGCCATCAAGATCGCCATGTTTAACGACTTGCGTGACCCAGCGGGGCCAGTTAGGACTGCAACGGAGATTGCTATCGAGTCAAGAGAACTGGCCAAGAGAATTGGTAGTGCATTTGGACGATTACAGACTGAAGTATTAATACCAATCCTTAAACGAGTGGTATCTATCCTGATCCGTAGGGGTTTAATCACGCCTATTGAGCTAGATGGCCGTGATGTAGAGATCAAATTCACGTCACCACTAGCACGAGCACAGGATTCTGAGGACATTCTAGCGGTACAACAGGCGGTTGAGTTTGTTCTAGGTACTGCTGGGCCTGACCAAGTGCAAATGGCATTTAAGATTGAGGACTTTGGTACTTGGGTAGCTGAGAAAACAGGCATGAGTTCTGATTTAGTACGAGACGATTCAGAGAAACAACGCATTATCCAAGCTGGAGCGGAAGCTAAACAGATGGAGATGCAGGGTTCTGCTCAACAACCACCACAACTACAGGCCGTTCAATGAGTTGGGATGATTTAGAAGTAAACGAGGAAAAAGCAAGAGAGGCCCAGAGTGCAATCAGGCAGAAACAATCTGAACTAGCCAAGGCTTACAGTCGATGTTTTAGCACTGATGATGGCATCAAGGTACTAGAGGACATGAGCAAACGATTTCTTTTAGAAAACGACACTTCTCTTGCGGCACAGAACATAAATTATGAAGCTGCTTACCATAACGGTGAGTCTGGCGTCATGCGTTACGTTGTTCATCAAATCCAGCAAGCGGAGAAACTATGAC